CCCTTCGCCGGTTCCGGCACNACCCTCCTGGCGGCGATCCAGGAGGGTTTTTCGTGTATCGGGATCGAGCGTGAGCCGGAGTATTGCGAGATCATCCGTCGCCGGATGGCGGAGGTTCAACCGGTCTTGCCGTTGGAGGTGTCGTAGGTGGCAAAGCCGCGCGCCAACACGAAACAGCAAGTGGCCTCCACCCTCTCCTGCACCCGCGCCGCGCTCCCATGCGGTCGCACGATCACCGTCACCCCGCGCCGTCCGGGCGCGTTTCAGCTTTACCGTCCGCTCGGGGAAGAGTGCGAGGGCTGCACCGTCGAGCTTGAACGCTGGCACGGTGCCCCGTTTCGACCGGAGTACACGAGAGANTGGNCCACGGGCGCGCATGTGGGGCCAATTTGTAGACCATGGGCATACAAGGAGGCGTGATGCATGATCCAAGACGTAATCGACGATAAAGTAACGAGAGCTAAGGCGATATTACGAACCGCACAAGAGAACCCGGCANGGTGGTGTGAACAGGNGNTCGGCGTGACGCCAACTGATTTCGAACGTTTCTGCCTGGATAGTTGGAAGTCGGCCAAATCCCTGTCCTTTCGGCAGACAATCCCGCTCGGAGAAAGGCAAAGGGCCGCNGCTTTGATGCTTATGGCGTTCTTGCACCTTTGGCAAGACTCCCTCGTCATCACAGTGGCTCCGAATAAAAGGCGTCTTGATGTCGGACTTTGGAGTTGGGTTGAGTCGTTCTATCGAGCGCAGAAGGTGCCGTTGGGATCGGAGATGAGACGTTGGGAACTCTGGTGTTCCCCCACATGGTATGCCAAGGGTTTTGGGGCGGATTCCCCTTATACATTCATGGGACTCTCCCCCGCAAGCGATAGGGTGTTGGTGATCGTGGAAGGTGCGAGAGACATTCAGCCGGAGACATTGCANCCGTTGCGGGCTTTGGTTGATTCGTGTGAACATGGCTGCTTTGTAGAAGTTGNCTGAACAGGAGGATGAATGATGGCACCTGTAGTTGGTTTTGAAGTTGGTTCGTTGGTTATGAGTTGGCTCAAAAAGTGTGGCATCAACGCGTATGGTGTCAATCGGGTGGAAATTGTTGTCGATGCATGTGAACCCGTTGAAATACGCGTGCATCGTATGTTGCAGAAAGGTGAAGTAGATGCGTTTCACGAGTTTCTTGAAGATTTAGGCCCGAACTATGGGCGTGTGATGGAGCGTTATCAGTTGGTGCGGCGTGAAGCGGCGAAGGGGGGGTGCGAATGNTGCAGATAATCAATCTTGTGTATAAGCCTAGCGGCGAAGCAGTGCCGGTTTTGAAGATGCGAGTGAAAGAACACGGCGGCGTTCAGTTTTTCGCGTATTTGCACGACGAATGGCAGTGGGTTGATGCGGAACTGTTTGGNGAGCCTGTTGCGGCTGTTGTGCAGCTTGATGGNCGCGTACATGTGGNCGATGATTTCGATGCGCGTAGCTTAGATTGATCGGGGTGTAGCTGAAGCAGAGGATGTTTAGTTTGTTTGCAGGTCGTCCCCTTTGTGGAGCGGCCTTTTTTGTTGCCTGAGAGGAGGTGTGTTATGTCAAAGAAGGTGGAAGGGCAGAAGCCAATCCCAATCGACCCGAAAGCGAATATAGGGCGGCCGCCGAAGCGCGAGACGGTCATTCGGTACTACCAGAACAACCCGGACAAGTGGCTTGAGAAGGTGTTCGGGGTCCAGCTNTGGGAGAANCAGAGGGAGATCCTGCACGATGTTTGGAACAACCGTTATGTAGCGGTGAAATCCGCGTTTGCTACAGGAAAATCCTTTTTGGGCGCTTGCCTTGCGCTTGCTTTCAGCCACCTTTACCCCGACAGCGTTGTTTTGACAACGGCGCGCACCTATCGGCAGGTTCGTGCTAACGTGTGGTCGGTCATCCACCACTTAAAAGAGCGGGCGCGAATCCCTTTAGGCTCGGAGTTTCTGCAAACGGAAATACGTCTTGGGCCGGGGTGGTTTGTCCTTGGGTTTTCAACTGATGATCCTGGAACGATACAAGGGATCCACCCCAAGTCTGGCCGCATCCTGATAATCATGGACGAGTCTGCAGAGATTGACGCCGCGATTCACGAGCGCATCCATTCGGCGTTGATGACTTCCGAAGGGGCGCGCGTACTCCATATCGGGAACCCGTTGGAGCCGGGTACGATCTTCCACTCGTATTTTTCCGACCCGAAGTTTGTGACGCACACCATTTCCGCATTTGATACGCCCAATGTCCGGGAAGGGCGCGAGGTAATCCCCGGCCTTGTGTCTCGCCAATGGGTCGAGGAGCGGCGCCGGGAATGGGGCGAGGACAGCCCGCTTTGGTACAGCCGGGTGCTGGGCGAATTCCCGGCGAGCGGTGATGACACCCTGATACCGATGACATGGGTTAAACTTGCGCAAGAACGTTGGCATGATTTGGGTCCTGATGGGTACGAGGTCGCAGGTGTGGATATTGCTCGTTATGGGGACGCCGAGAGTGTGTGCTGTATCATCTCTGGCCGTTTTGTCCATCCGTTGAAGGTATGGAAGAACGCCTCTACATCGGAGTCTGTGGGTTACATTCGTCACTATGCCAGTGGAGCTAAAATTATCCGTGTGGACGACATTAGCGTTGGTGGCGGCGTAGTGGATCAAGCGAGGGAACAAGGTTTGCCCGTGGTCGGCGTAAACGTTCAAACGCNTTCGACGAACCCGGCAAAGTTCNTCAACCTGCGTNCAGAACTCTACTGGAAGCTGCGTGAAGACTTGAATCCTGAGAACCCGAATGCGCTGGCGTTACCGCCCGACGATAAGTTAGCGGCTCAACTTACGTCGATCAAATACAAGATCATCGATTCGGGCGGCAAAATCAAAATCGAGAGCAAAGATGAGATGCGTCAACGAGGTTTGCCGTCACCCGACCGCGCTGATGCGTTGATGCTTGCAAATGCTCAAACCATCGGCGGGGGATTAATGGTTGCGCCTATCATGGTAGGGGGTGGCACAAGCTATTGGGCCGGAGTCTGGTAACAGTTTATGCGAAAAGTTGCATGAACCCCCATTGACAAAATTGCGAGTCTTAGTGTTATAATCGCTCTGAACACGCATGTCTGTCCTCCTCTTGTTTGTCCTCCGCTCAATGCCTGCCGCTTCATTGCATCTGCGCGAGCCGGGTAACGGTGCCGTCGTTGCTTGCTTGTCGTGAGCCTGGCGAGGGGCGATCTCTACTCTGCTGTGAGGTCGCTCCTTTTTTCGCGCCCTTTTTGAATTTCAATTTCTGCGAACGAAGGGAGGTGTGGACGTGGCTACGGAGCTTGAGGAAAAAGCGAGGCCTTCGGGGATCGTGTTTCAAGAGTTAGGGCATACGGGACTGAAAACCAGCGGCGGTCAGGTTGTTGACGACTTCTTGCCGCAGTTGCGGACGTTGCGCGAGCGTGTCCGAGCGTATACCGAGATGAAGGCCGACCCCACGATTGGTGCCGTGCTGTTTTTGATCGAACAGTTCGTGCGCGTCGTCGATTGGGACGTAGAAACGCCCGAAGGCGGTTCGGAAGAAGACGCGAAATTTTTGCGTGCTAACATGAATGGCATGTCGCATACGTGGCGCGATTTCATCATCGAAGCCATGTCCATGCTCCCTTATGGGTTTTCTGTCGCAGAAATTTGCTACAAAATGGTGGACGGCAAGGTGATGTGGAAGAAGCTCCCGTTCCGTGCCCAAGANACNATTGCCGAGTGGGAGTTTGACGCCGAGGGCGGGATTCGCGGTTTTTGGCAAGAGGCCATGTGGGAGCTTGNGCGGGAGCGGGTGTTCATCCCGATCGAGAAGGCGTTGCTGTTTCGCACGACGGCGAACAAGGGCAACCCTGAAGGGGTCTCGGTTTTCCGCTCGGCGTATAAGCCGTACTACTACAAAAAACGCATTGAGCTCATCGAAGCCATCGGCATTGAACGTAATTTGGCGGGTTATCCTGTTCTGTACGTGCCTGATGAGCTGTTCATGGACAACGAAAAAGCGCGCAAGGCGCTCCAGACTGCTCAAGAATTGGTGAATCGCATCCGCAAAGACGAAAACATGGGTGCAGTTATGCCGAAGTCTTGGAAAGACGCTGGCGGCTTGATGCTACTGTCTTCTGAAGGCTCTCAGACGATGGACACCGAACGCGTCATCCAGCGTTATGACGCTAGGATCGCCATGTCGGTGCTTTCGGACGTTATCTTGATGGGCCACGAAAACGCCGGTTCTTATGCTTTGGCCGAAGTAAAGCGCAACTTGTTGGCGCATGCGATGTCGGCATGGCTGGACATCATCGCGGATGTGTTGAATCGATATGCTGTGCCGCGTCTTTTTGCGCTTAACGGCATCCATAAGCCGATCGAACAGTTGCCGAAGTTCATCCACGGACCGGTGGTTGGTGTGGACCCGAAGACGATGGCTGACATCATCTTCCGCTTGGCAGGCGTCGATGCGCTGCGCACTGATCCGAAACTGCGAGCTTACATGCGCAAGATCTTGGGC